TGGTGAATAATTCACCACTTCTTAATAACTAGTTGAGGGGTTTGGTATGGAATTAGGTGACATTATAACGGAGGTTGAAAATCTTGTAGATGATCCTGACTTTACAGTAGTTAATATAACAGATTATATTAATCAAGCTATACTGTACACAGGGGCGCTGGTAAATATGCCAGGACTGAAAAGGATTGGCACTGCCACTACAGTTCTTGCGCAACCATATACCTCGCTTACAGGAGTGACGGGAGGGTTTTCTGGTAGATTGCTGCGGGTAAGTACTGACGGAGTTGCTATTTACCCAAATCTGCAAATGCTCATGGATGAGTATGTGAGTGTAGATTACCCAGATCTAACCGAGGAAGGTACCCTCGAAGCGGTTGCGCTGGAAGGATCGACCCTGTGGTATCAGTATGTTCCAGACAGTGAAACGGATATAACTCTACTGTATTATCAAAACCCCTCAACTTTAACAGAACTGGATGATGAACCATCTGACTTTCCTGATCACCTTCACAGGAGCCTGTTTGTACAGGGTACTGCTTGGATGATATATGACCAGATTGAAGACGGTATTGAAGGAAAGAAGGTGAATACTGCTTCTCACTTTATGCACAGCTTTGATGAACGGAGTAAACACTCTGGAATTACTAAGTTGAGGGAGTGGGTAGGTGGAAACAGGAATCACTGGAAGAGTAGTGTCTGGAGGTATTAGTGGCTCAGGTGTTCAGAATGCTTGCTTCAGTTACGGGATTGAATACTAAGATTGATCCTGTAAGGCTTGAGTATGATCCTAAGACTGGAGTAGAGGAGCTATCAGTAGCGTATAATGTAGATATTGATGATACTGGTAGAGTTGGGAGAAGGAAGGGATTTACTAAGCAAGTAGCAGTTGACTGTCATAGTTTATTCTGTGATGGTGGAGCTTGTCTGTTCGTTACTGGCGATGCCCTATGTATTCTTCATCCAGACTATACTTATACAGCGCTGAGAAATGTTCAGACTGGAGCAGTGATGCGGTGTTGCCAAGTTGATGATACTGTTTATTACTTAAATGGCTGGCAGATTGGAAGGGTACTGGGAGGACTTAGTGTCTCCTGGACTATGGCAGATGCTGCTGACTATGGACCAGATACTCACAAAGAATTTTCAGATCCTCCAATAGGTACTGATATTGGATACTTTGATGGGAGGATGTGGATTGCTGAGGGGAACACAGTTTGGTATAGTGAACCCTTTGGTTTTAATTTATTTAATCTTGCAGAAGGCTATTTTAAGTTTGATAGTAAACTGCGAATGGTTAGAGCTGTAAGGGATGGAATCTACTTTAGTACTGAGGGAAGTACTTGGTTCTTCAGAGGTAGAGGAAATCCTAAAGATTTTGTTAAGGTGAAAGTGGCAGATTATCCTGCTGTGCAGTATACTGATAAGAATTTTCACGGAAAGATTGTATTTCCTCTTGGTGGAGATATGTATATTGACACTAAATCTGGTGAGCTTTCAGGGATCTGGATGGCTGAAGAGGGTATCTGCTATGGTGGTTATGATGGTACTTTTAGGAATTTAACTGAAGATAAATTGGTATTGCCTAAAGCTGCCTCTGGCAGTGGGCTTGTTTATAATGGTAAGTATATTGGATTATTCAATCCATAACAAGGAGAAAGGAAATGGCTTTACGACTTAGTACGGGATTAAGAAATAAAATGGTAGGTATGGAAGCACTTATTACCGGTCTCTGGATAGGTAATACTATTGTTACCACAATAACTGACAATGGAGCATCGCCTGATAGTATTGTAGCCGCTTCAGGAAGTTTTATTACAGCTGGATTTGTAGCTGGTGATATATTAAAAATGTCAGGTGCTACAACTGTTGGAAATGATACTGCTTTTACTGGTGTAAGAATTGCAAGTGTGGCTGCGCTGACAATTACAGTTCCTACTGGTACTGTTGATACTGGAGAGGTATTTGATGCAAATACAGTCCTGGCATCTGCTAATGGCGGAAGTCTGAAAGATATCATGAGAAATGGTGTCTTAAAGATATATTCGGGAAGTCAGCCTGCTCTCGGAGATACTGCCTACTCAGGAACTTTGCTTTGTACCATAACTGAAAGTTCAGGTGCTTTCACACCAGGAAGCGAGGCCAACGGCCTTGAGTTCGGTGACGAGGCAAGTGGCTATGTCGAAAAGTGTGCTGACGAAACCTGGTCGGGAGTTGCAAGTGCTACCGGTACCGCTGGATGGTTTAGGTTCTATGCCAATGCAACTGATGCCGGCGCGCTGAGTACTACACTTCCCAGGATTGATGGAAGTATTGGAACGAGTGGCGCTGACCTGAATATGTCAAGTACTGCTATAACCAGTGGTGCTACTTATACTATTGACAGCTTTAAACTGACTCTGCCTTATCAGTATGGTGCATAAGGATTAAGTGATGACTGATGACTGATTACATCTTTGGGCCATTTACCAATTTTACGAATAGTTATTATCAAGACGATTATACCTATAGGATATGGATACCTCCATCCATGTTGTCTGATTATCCTGGTAATTTTACCATTACTTTTAGTGGTGACTATGGGTCAGTTTACATAGAAAAGGTGTGCGTTGGTCAGTCTGTTGGCGCTACCGCCACTCAGGACATGGACACAGAATCTGGGATTGCACAGGTTTACTTTGATGGCGGATCTGCAAGTGTTTCGTATGGCAGCGCATCAAAAACATCAGACCCGGTTACTTATGACATGGATGTTAACAGGGGGCTGATAATCAGCGTGGAGACCGGAGGCAACCATTCCCAAATTCCCCAAGGGCCAAGCTCTGGAGAGGGTCGCACTTACTATGGGAGCGGAGATTATGGGTGTACTTACAACACAAGCTTAACCAACTCGTCTTATCATTGGCTTATTGAGTCAATTCAGTGGGATAGTCATTACCTTTTCCTCGATACTAATATTCCAGCTATTGAAAGTGAGTACTGGCAAAATCAGGCTCATGAAACTCCAGCAGCTAATCACGCAGTAGGTTGGGCAGCACTGCCGCTTTTAGAGTCTGATGCAGCAAGTCAGTGTGATAACCTTGCCTGGGCGGATTTACCAGCCTTAACCATTGAAGCGCAAGGTGGTGAGGTAATCGGTGTTGATGCTACTCTGCCCGATCTTGAAATTGATGCAAGGGTCGCTGATTACGGTAACTTGGATAAATGGCTTCCAGGGCTTGAGATTGAGGCCCAGGCAGGCGAGAGGGCTGATCTTGATGCTAAACTTCCTAATTTAGAAATTGAAGTTAGGATGGGGGCCAGGGCTGATGATCTTGATTTACCAGCTTTAGAGATTGATGCTGTCCTTAATGAAGGCCATGTTGGCAGTCTTGATAAGCTTCTTCCTGGTTTGCAGTGTGAAGCATCAATGGGAGCAAGACTTGATGCTACTCTTCCAGATATGGAGTTGCAGGGCGAGATTATCTTTGATCTGCTTGCAGATCTGGACAAGACTCTTCCAGGGTTAAAGATAGAGGCAACTGGCAGTGATTCAGGCAATGGTGTCTTAGACGCTGGCATACCTATGCTGCTGGTTGAAGGAGAGATTAGCTGCGATCCGGTTACTACTCTTGAAAAGATTTTACCAGGAATTACCTGCGCAGCTCATGCCTTTGCCAGTGGAGCTACACTCGACAAGAGACTTCCAACTCTTGGGTTAGTGGCAACTGGAGACATATCAGCTGCCTCTGGAACACTTGATAAATATCTTCCAGCAGTAATTATGACTGGAGAAGGTTATGGTACTGGTGATGGTACTGGTGGAGGGTATGTAACTGATAAGAGTAGATTTGATGACTATATACTTAGATACTCGAGGTAAAGATGGCTGATGCAAGATTAGCAGTTGCTATAAATATGAAGAAGTTAGCCCTGAGTCAGTATGCTAACTTCGACTTTAATAGTATGACTATGTTCAATGGAGTTCCATTGGCTGCAAGTGCTGATGGCATCTTCTCACTATTCGATGCTAATACTGATGATGGAGTAAGTGTTGACGCAATAGTTGAAACTGTCTTGAGTAACTTTGGCATACCTACTAAAAAGAAGCCAAGGAGAATGTATGTTAGCCTTGAAGCTTCAGGAGATATGGTGCTTAAACTAAAAACTGATGATGGAGATTATAAGATTTATCAGTTTACTCCTGATCAAGTAAGGCAACTTCAGCATAGAGTGCCTGTTGATGTAGGATCTAAACATAAAGGTGACTTTTGGTTATTACGAGTTGAGAATAAAAGTGGCTGTGACTTTAGTATTGATGCAATAGATATGTTATTTATAATTCTTGGAATGAGTAGATAATGGCTGAATTTGCTTGGCTAAATCTTGGAGGTGTCTGGTTTAAAGTTCATGGTGATCCTGGATCAGATGAAGCAAAAGTTCTGATGAAGAAGGCTATTAGTGACCTGGTAATTTCTAAAGCTCAGAATGTAAATGAACTTGAAGTTATTGATGTTGATAGGTTTCCTTATTATCATATTAAGTCACGAGAAGATAAGGATGTAATTGAGTTATGGCCAGAAAGAATTGTAAAGAAAAAGAGAAAGCCACTTGAGGAAATACTTAAGAAAAAGAAAGAAGATATTAGGCCTATATACTTTATTGCCTTTGAAGCTTATGACTCCACAGGAAATCAAATTGGATATGTTGTCTGTACTGATGGAGCACTTGGAGGTTACCAGTTGATATTATCTGATAATGTAGTAAGGCCGCATCCAACTTATCCGTTTAGTGTCTTGCATGAAGATCATACTCAGTATGCACCTGACGGATATAGTGAGTGGGGCGAGTGGTATCTTGCACAAAGACTCTTAAAGTTTGAGGATGGTATTGATCTTGTGTATCCATTTCACTTTCCCGATTGGAAGCTTGGAACTGGTTGGGCAGATGAAGATAGTCATTATAGAGGATTTGAAGATCCTGATCAATATGTTTGGATGGCCAATCCTTATCCATTGTTGACTGAATTAGGTGAGGAAGAGGTTCCGTATCCTCATACTATAAATCCACCTGATAAGTATATGTTTGCTGCGCCAAGCCTTGAAGGTGATTCAATAAGAACATATCATGACGTATCTCAGCATACTAAGTTTGAAGAAAAGTTAATGAACTGGATTAGTGAGGAATATGCATATCAAGAAGGCATGGAAGGGTCAGATCAAGCCTTTGCAACTTATATAGTAGATGAATATCCATATAATCCAGGAGAAGAAACTCAAATACACTGTGAATTCTATGACCCTCGGTATGGTGATAATAGTCAAATTCGTGGAGTTAGAAGAGACAATACTAAAACACATGCACATAAAGTAGGAGCTATTACTGGAGTAACGATTACTGAGCAAGGAAGGCCTGTCAAGTTAGCGCTTGAATGGGGAGAAAGTGCTGGCTGGTACACCTATGCTGATCAGTGGTCATATCCTTGGATAGAAAGTATGAGGTATCAAGGTGATGGCAGTGATGTAAATATCTGGACTGGATGGGAGTATAAAACAGCTATAGATGCAAGAGATTGGTATTCATATCCTTTAACTCTCCACTGGGATAATTTTTCAGATCAGCTTAGCTATGATCCAGTTCAAACTGAGTGGGCAGTTCTTAATTATGGAGAAGGTGATTATAGCTGGAATATTGACACAGACAATACGTACTGTACTATTATTGCAAGTGTGGCTGAGAACGCTTCTAAATATGCTGCTATTATCGAAAGTGGAGATTATGTACGTGGTTGGCATAGAGAAGTTACTTTTCATACAGCATGTGGCAAAACGTTTTCTCCGCAATTATATGCTGGACAACCTGGAGTAGATAATTCTAACTGTTTTTTCTCGGGATCTACAGATACACATACTTATGATAATTATGAAAGTTACTTAGAAGTCAATGGGCAGAGGTTGCATACTTTTGCAAGTGGTTCAACAGGACATGAGGGCGGGCACGAAGGAGTAGGTTGGGCATTTATCCGCTGGTGGGAGGATGCAAATTGGATAGCTCTTAATGTTTCGCTTGCTGAACGATATGAGCCTAATCCTGAACTTGGGCATGGTGAGGTAAGCAGTGTAATCTATCAACTGTGGGACGATATTGCTTTAACTATGTTAGCAGAGGTAACCTTTAACCCTGTTATACCTTCAGATGCATTCTTTGCCGGTGCAGGTTTATTGAGTGAAGCAGGTTATACAGCTGAAGGATTTCAAGCTAATTGGCATAATGTTCCAGGTATAAATGGCCCAGATGAAGAGCCAGTAATTTGCTCTGGGCATTTCAGATGCTTTAAAGTTCTTGAAATGTCAGATCCAGAGGAGACTACTGAAACAATTGACTTAGGAGAAGTAAATGATATTTAAATTCCTTAAAAATGGATGGAGAATCTTAAATAATCAATCAGGTCAAATAATTGGTGTCTGGACTGATCCTTATATTCCTGACGAAATGACAGATCCACCAGCCCTTTCTACCAGTGGTGAATTAGTAAGTGATAAGTTTGAGAATGCTGCTGCTTATGCTAGAGAAGCCTGGAATACAGCACTAGTATATCTTGGAAATATGGAAGATCAAGTATATTCAATTCCTTGGACAGCTATAACTATACCAACTGTTGATCCTGGAGGAATTGATGGCATAAATCCTGATGAGCCAGGAGCTATATCAATAGTTTCAATGGATATTATACTGCCAACTTTCTCTGCTGAACCTCCTGTAATGGAGGATGTAGTAACCAACATAGGCGATCCTCCAGACTTTGTTGCAGCAGAACCATTACTCAGCATTCCAGATCCACCAGATGTTACTTGGCCAATCTTTGATAAAGATGCACCTGCAGTATCTGATATAACAATTCCAACTGAACCAGATATTGATCTTCCAGCAGTGCCATCATTAACGGATGTGGTTATTCCGAGTCCTCCTGATTTCCAGATGCCGAGCTTTGATGGCACTGCCCCAGTCTTTACAGCGGAAGCTCCAGAGCCAATGTTCAGCTGGAATGAAGCTATGTATGATAGTGATCTATTGACAGCACTGGAAGAGAAGCTTTCAGCTGATCTTGCCTCTGGAAGCAGTGGCCTTGATCCTACTACTGAGCAGGCTATTTATGACAGAGCAATAGCACGGCAGGCAACTAAGACTGAGGAAATGTATGATGAGACACTGAATTACTTTAGTGCCAGAGGACATAGTCAACCGCCTGGGGCACTGAATGCAGCACTAATTATGATCAGGAGTATAATTCTTCAGGTTGAAGAGGATCTTAATAATGATATACTTGTTAAGCAAAGTGATTTAGCTCAGAAGAATACACACTTCATAATTAGTAGTGGAATTGCTTATGAAGAAAAGTTAATGACTTATAGCAATTCACTTCAGCAAAGAGCCTACGATGCTGCAAAATATGTAGTTGAGTATTCAGTAATACTTTATGATATAAAGGTTAAAGCCTTTGCAGTACAAATGGAAGCTTATAAAGCCTACGCTCAAGTATTTGAGTCAAGAATAAGAGCTGAGATTGCTAAGGCTGAATTTTACAAGGCACAAATTGCAGGATTAAAGCTTAATGTAGATATGCAACTTGTTGCTGTTCAACTTTATGTTGCTCAAGTTGATGGGATTAAGACACTAATTGATCTTTACACAGCTCAAATGAGAGGAGCACAAATTCAGGCTGAGGTAGATAAACTCAGAATTGATGGTTATGGTGCTGAGGTTAATGCCTTTGCTGTAAAGAGTCAAGCGCTTGTTGCAAGATACAATGCTTACCAAGCACAGATTGCTGGAGAAACTGAAAAGGTTAAGATGTATCTGGCTCAAGCTCAAGCTTTTGAAGCTAGAATTGGAGGGTATAAAGCTAAGGCTGATGTAGAACTCTCTAAAGTTCAGATTGAAGTTGAAAAGAATAAAGGAGAAGTTAGTACATTTCTTGCACTTGTGGAAAAGTATAAGAGTGATATTACTGCTGCAATTGCTGAAGGAGAACTGATTGCTAAAGAACAAGGAATGGCAGTTGATGTTTACAAGGCTGATACACAGCAATATGCAGTTGAACTTGATGCAATTGTTAGAGCTTATATCGGAAAGATTGAAGAGGTTAAGTTTAATGTAGAACTACAAATTAAGGATGCTGAAATACAAGTACAGGCGTTACTTGCTCAATACGAACTGAGTAATAGAGCTACTGAAGCTGGTGCTAAAGTATCTGCTCAGTTAGCTGCAAGTGCTATGAGTGCAGTAAATGCATCTGCTCATATTGGTTTTGGCGAGAGTAGAAGTGACTCAAGAGCATATGCTATGCAGCGAGGTGTTCACAGTTCAAGTACAAGAAGTCATAGTTGGGATGAGACTAAAGATATCAAGGGAAGAGAATGCCGAGAAATACACAGTTATTCTGGTGAAGATGCGAGTGGCTGTTAACTAAGTAGGTGGTGTATAATTCACCACTTCTGGAGGTTTGAAATGGCTAATTATTTACCAAATGAATATGAAGATGAGCTAGCGATGCCAGGAGGTAGTTTACGTGATATGCCTGTGTGGAATCCAGCAGACCCTTATTCTACTACGGGATGGACTCCAGCAAGGAAAGCTGAAGAAAGAAGGCGTAGAGATTATAAATATGCTATGTATACCTATCCAGGAGCAAGGAAGGAGATAGCCTCTGCGTATTTTGGTAGGACTGGATTGGGAGCTAAAGAACTTGAAAAGGTTATGGCAGGAATTACTGGAGAAGCTGGGGTAAGGGCTGCAAGAGAAAGAGCTAGCGGACTTATAAGAGCTACTGAAATTGGGATTGAACCTCAGATGGAAGAAGCAAGATATTTGGCTAGGCCAGATATTAGTACAATAGATCAAGATAAAACTGTGGCTGGGCAGGCTGCAACTGGTCGAACTACAGAAGCTCCGCCTATGACTGAAAGCGAAGCTGCAAGGATGGCTGCAACTGAAGCTATGCGAAGTGTTCCACTTCCAGGTACTCCGGCTGGTCTACTTGAGGAGGAAGCTCCAATGGCTGTTAGTGATCTACTGAGCAGTGTGCGAGAGTGGGAAAAGGAGAAAGGCAGAAAACGAGGAATACGCTTTGAAGGCACGAGGTCTTGGTAATGAGTATACACAGTCTATTACTTGCAAGACGAAGGGAAGAAAGACAGAAGTCTGAATTACTTGCTTCACCAGGAGTAATGGGTAGGCAGGTTAGTAATATAGCTGCAGAGTTTTATCCCTTTTCCAAGAAGCCAAGAAAGATGAGTAAGTATGTTCACAAGTATATGGCTTATGATAAAGGTGCTGAAGGCACTGCTATGGAGGGATTTGGCCAGCAGTTATTTGACGAGTATAGGACTAATCTTGCTAATCCAGCTTTTGGGCCGTATAGTTCTAAGGAGATATTAGCTGAAACATCACGAAGAATAATGACCAGAAGACCTGATGTTGAAACTCCTTCAAGAATTATGGGAAGTTATCATGAAAAGATGCTTGCAGATACAGATATTACTAACCTGTTTGGCTTAACCGGTGAAGATGAAACAGTCAGGAAGCCTGCTGGAGAGTTAATTGGTGTTCCTGGATATGATGTTTATAAAGAAGCTGTAAGAGATATGCCGGTTGAGGACTATGAAACTGGAGTGGGTACTGCTATAGGACTAGGTGCTGGATTTAAAGCCGCAGGCATGATTGGAAAGAAGTTATTAGGTAGAGCTGCTATTACATCTCTATTACCGCTTCCAGGATCACGACCACTAGCTGCAGGTATAGCACTTACTGGAGCTGCTTTGTTAATGATTCCAGAAGCTAAAGCTTTTGACTGGGTACATAATGCTATAGCTAAGACCGATTGGGCCAGAGCGAGAGAAGAGCAGTGGTGGAAGACTGTTGGTGCTGACTTGTTGGTTGGTGGAGCAGTTATTGGTGGGCCAAGTATAGTTGCAAAGAAACTGAGGAATCTTGCAAAGGCTGGAATAAAGACTGGCAAAGCTTTTGAGGAGTTGAAACTTCTTCCTGATGCACAAAAGCTGATTGAATGGAAAAAGTCTGTTGATGCTGAAACACTTGCCAATGTTAGGTTTAGTGCTGAAGCTACGAAGTATGATAGAGGAATTAAGAAAGAAATATATAAACAACTCGAAGCTCCTGTAGCTGAGGCTCCAACCCCATGGGCTAAGGGTGGATGGCCAAAGGCTCTTGAAGGTCAACCTGAAGGATTGATTGCTCCAAGAGGAACTCCAAAGACTGGGCCCAGAAAGCCTGGAGGTAAACTGTGGATTGATACATTTGCCGACTTTGATGATGAAATGACTGAAGTAGCACTTAATCTTTCTAAGAGAAAGGGGATACAAAAAGCTACGCAAGAGGTTGCTGAATGGGAATCACTTAGAGATAGAGGAATTATACTTGAGAAAGCTAAGGCAGAGAATATTACTAAAGCTAAAGCCACAGAAATTGCTGATCCACTCTTTGGTACTGAAGAGTTTGTAAAGCCTGTAAAAGCTAAAATTCCAAAAGCAAAGAAAGAGGCCTTTAGACTTCAATGGCTGAAAGGTAGACATAAAACCTTAATTGAGGAAGACAGAATTATTGGTAGGCGTAAAACTGAAGGTGAAATACTGGCTGATATTAAGGGCGCTGTTGAGGAAGTAGGAGGATATAGAGCAGCTAAGCCATTGACAAAAAAGGAAACTGCTGAGTTTACTAAGATTTTGAAGAGTGAAAAAGCTGCATACAGTGAACTTAAGGAAAGGTCTGGTTCAGTCTTTAAAGAGGGTACTGAACCTGTTGAAGATGCAATGGATAACCTGGTTAGGGAGAATGCTACTGATGTAGATAAGTTGTTTAGGAATATAGCACTTATTGGTGTTGGGCTTGCAGGTGCTATGGCTACCTTCTTAGCAGGTGAAGGTACTGCTGAAGCTGGAGTAGAGAGACCATTGTATCAGGTTGGTAAAGAGTTTACTAAGGCCATGGGAAAGGAAGTACGCCAGAGACTCTATGGCGGAGTTACTAAAGTCGGGAAGGCTGAAGTTGAGGCATATGGTAAGAAGGTTGAAAAGGAATTATTAGCTGGTGGCCATGTTAGTCTACCTCCAACAGAAAAGAATCCTTATGGTTTTACAGCTGGAAAGCACATCAGTCTATCTAAGTTAGCAGTAAAGGATTTAGGTAATATTGAAGCAACTATTGAAAGGGTGAAGCCATTAGTAATTGGAGCTGAAAGACTCCTTTCCCCACATACATTTGAGCAAATATTTCTTAAAACTGGTTATGGGCCTGGATTAGAACTTGGTATGATGATGTCACTGTTTCATTCTAACACTGAATTTGCAATGCAAGCTGTATCAAATATCTTTAAGGAACTACCACAGTTAGTAAGGCAGAATGCTCGGAAAGAAATCATTGCAGCTATGGAGCCATTGGCTAAATCTAAGTTGATGAATCAGGTTACATTAGCTGGTGGGGTTGAGAGTAAGCTGATTCAGATTAGAAAGATCTTGGAGAGAAATAAAAAGTTGGCAGATCAAGCACCATTGACTGAGAAGGGCTTCAGGGTTCTGCAGCCTGCACGCAGAAAGAAACTTAGAGACGCAATAAGAATTGCTGAAAAGGCGGAGACTAAGATTGCAGAGTTAGAAGTAACTGCTAAAGAGCTTGCTCCAAAGGTTGCAGAGTTTAGAGCTGAGCATGAAAGACTTATGAAGGGCCTTGCTCCTAAATATTCATCGGTGAGGGTGTCACTTGCTGCCGAAGATACAGCAGACTTTATTCACAGGCCTTGGCTTAAGAAGATGCTAACCCCTGAAGAGAAGATGGCAGTTACAAGGATTAAAGACTTTCATAATACTTATGCTGAAAGAATGAAGGCAGTTGGCTCAGATACTATTGAACACAGACCATTTGTTCATCATGCTTTCCACCCAGCCTGGGATAGGAAGGGCATTGAGAAAGCTATGAAAGTGTTGGATACTTCAGTATCTGATGTATTTCCTTATACCAAGTTTCACAGGAGAACACTGTTCAGTGAGCAAATGGTTCCAGATATAGTCCATAATATGCAGAGGTATATTCCTGATGCTGAAAGGCGAATAGGCTGGAAGCACTTCTGGGGTAAAGGTAAGAAAGGTAGTTGGTGGGATTTAGCTGGGTCTAATACAGTGAGAAGTTCTACACCACTTACTGAATTTTTTCAGCGGCTTAAAGATTCAAGTGTTCCTCATCCAATGACTACTGGAAACAAATTGGCAAATACTTACTCAGCTCTTGAAGTAATGAGGTTACTTGCATTTTCTCCAAGTGTTCCATTTAAGCATGTATTTAAACTGATTGGAACAGCCTCTACACTTGGTATAAGAGAAGCTGGTAGTCAAGCTATTGACTCAGCAATTACAGCTCATAGACTTTGGAAGAATAGTCCAGGAGTGAGAAGAGTTTACTCTAAATTTGGAGTTAAAGGAGGAGGTAGGAAGAAACTACTTGACGATGTGAGATACAGCTATCTACACCAAGGAAGACTGCTAAATAATATTGCTGATATGGAAATAGGCTATACGGTAGCTCCAGGGTATACAGGTAAGCTTGATAATATCCTGAATAGAATTAACAAACCTGGGTCAGTACCAATTAGAGCTATTGAAGCTTGGGATAGAACTATATCTTTTAATGCTGCAATGGAGATGGCAGCGAAGAGGGGTATGACTGCACAACAAGCCACCTTTGGAATTTATTCTACAGTACTAAAGAACAACTTCCTTAGTGGGCCGCTAAACCCAGCTTGGATGCAGCATCCTAAGATTAGAGCGTTGTTCCTCTTCCAGAATACAGCATTTAAAATTATGGAACGGAGATTAGTTACAGCTGCGAAGACTGGGAGAGCTGTAAAACTTGCTTGGAAAGATGGAAAGACTGTAATTAAAAATGAAGGAATTGGCGAGGCACTAAAACAATTGGCTGATGTTAGACGCTTTGTCAAAAGTGGAGAGCATGAGTTTAAAAGGAATCTAATTGCTGATGCCCTGGGCAGCCAAAGAGACTTTAATGGCAACTCTATTGTTAGACAGTTTATGAGAGAAACATTATTAGCTGGATCAATAATCAGTGGTGGAGCTTACTTAGGTGTAGACTTTATGCCACATACTGCACACGTTCCTTTCTTAGTCCACGGACGAGGTGACCCTACTTTGGCTATATCTCCAGCTGCGAAGGCAAGTATTAAAACCTTTGAAGACTGGAAGGATGAAGATGCAGAAGATAGAGATTTCATTGTTTCAGCCTTCTTAAAGAATTGGCTTGGAAGCACAAAGGGTATACCTAATGTAGTTAATAAAACACTAAGAATTAGTGATAAAGATATACCAGCAATTTATGAAGAGGGAAAGTTTCCGCCTTGGTTAAAGTACTTGTTCAGTGTACCTGGGAGGGAATAGTAAGTAAACCGGTGCATTATGCACCACTTCTTAACAATGTGGGGAGATTAAAATGGAACGTAATCTTGTAAGGGTATTTAAGCTGTGGGATGGAGCGACTATAGCTAAGAATGCTGCTATTACATCTAGTCCAGTTGACATAAGACAAATGGGAGTATTAGGTTATTTTGCTTTACATTTAATTACAACTGGAACAGGAACAACAACTGTTACTTATATAGTTGCTCCTGAAAAGGGTGAGACATTTCTTGCTCCTGCAACTGCAGTTGATATACTCACTGCTGCGGCTGTTGGGTCGTACCATACTTCATTTAATCCTTTAGTAACACCATTCCTTAAGATTGTGATTACTGAGGATAACGTTAATCCTATAACCAGTGTGCGATGCTGGTTGGTTATTGGATAAAAATCTTGGAAATGAATGGGGGTAAAGAAGATGTTTAGAGATGGAGCGTGGCACTCAAATATAAGATCTCATGACGATATTACTGCAACATCAGAAGGTGTAGCAGCTTCATTAACAACAGATATAACTTTTGTAACAACTGACGGAGATTCTGATCTTAATGATGTTACTTTAGCTGATGGAATAGAAGGACAAGAAAAGAGTATAGCTTGTATAGTCGAAGGAAATGCAGCAGATACTTGGAAGATTACTCCAGCTAATATGGTTGGTGGAACTCAAATAACCTTTGCAGGGATTGGAGAGGGGTGTATACTAAGAATGTATTCTGCTGGGTGGGTTGTAATTGCTAATAATGGCGGAACAATAAGTTAATAATAAAACCAGGAAACTGATATGAGCCAGTTATCAATATATAGAGGTGATACTAAGACATACAGCTTAACTTTTACTGACGCAGATAATGCTGCCATAGATATTACTGATTGGACTATATTCTTTACTGTTAAAGAAAAGAAGACAGATGCTGATGATGATGCTGTGCTTAAGAAGGATGTAACAGTGCATGGTGATCCAACAAATGGACTGTCATCTATTGCATTATCTGCAACAGATACAGATATAAGTCCAAGTCGTTATTACTACGACATTCAGATAAAGAAAGATGATGATAGTATAAATACTGTATTGTGTAGTACATTTGAAGTTCTAACAGATATTACAAGGAGAACATCTTAATGGCTGATGACATTTATGTAGTGATAGAAGATGCTCAACCTATAAACCTTGTAATAGAAGGTGGTGTAACCGTAGGGAATCATAATGATCTTGGTGGGTTACAGGGTGGAGCTCTAGATGAGTATTATCACTTGCTTACTTCTGAATATACTGAGCTAACTCAGTGGTTAGATGATGTAACTCTTGGGTCTAATGGCTTAACGACAGTTCCGCAAGTGGTATTGACTCCTTCTGCGAGTGCTATTGCTGCAGTAGAAGGAGGCATATTTTATAATAACGCAAACAAAGCTGTATATGTTTGCACAGAGGGCGCATAGCTCAAAGGGAGAATTAAAATGGCTGAAACATGGAAAAAATTAGCATTTGAGGAAGATGTGGTAACCAAGGCATTACTTGATGCGCAGAGTGTATTAACGGCTGTGTCAGATGATACTCCAGTAGCTCTTGTTTTGGCTGAGCAAGAAGTTGTTGGTAGGCTTACTGGCGGTGATGTTGATGGCATTGCACTGGGTATTGCAGATAATAACATTGTTCAGATAGA